ATTTCATCTAATATTGCATCTTGTTCTGCCACCTTTTTAACTACCCATTGTTTTTTAGCTCTGTCCCATGTCTCTATAATCAAGCTCTAACTCCTTCATATGATGTTTCTTCGTGAAGAAGTTTATCTAATTCTTTCTGTAACCAAGGTTTTTGGACCACCTTTTTCGGAGCACCGATGTAATGTAGCATATATCGCATTTGATCAGCGTGGTGGTCCTCACCTTTGGTATCTAAGTCCTCTGGTCTTTTATCATCATGAACTAATACCGGTAGAGTTCGTATAAACTCTGGGCATGTGGAAAAAACTTTTAATTTTGGGGGTTTTTCATCAGAGTGGTCAAGGTAAGATCTACAAATATTCCAACCATTTACTCTCTCATTATTTGCTTTAAACATATTTATACCATGTCTACCCATAATATCAGCTATACTCATGTTAGAGGGTGCTACAATATCAGACCTATTGGTATTCTGCGGATTTTTTATCCACATACTTGGATCTCCTACTGTCATCATATATTGTTCATCACCACTTAACTCCAAAATTCTATCAATATGGTGACTTAACTCCTGCCCTGCTTCGTAATGTTCCCTATAAAGGTAGACATTCCCTTTAAAGTCTACTGCCCACCAGCCAGCGGCAAAGGGAGCAGCGAATCCATAGTCAAAACTTCTATATTTATACCACTCATGTGGAATATCGAAAGGCTCAACTACATGAACGTCAAGTCTCCACTTTTGAAAAAACTGTCCTGCAAACACATCCCAGTCTCCATCCAACCAAGCTCGCCTTAATTCGTCAGGTAAGGCCTTTAAACTGTTAATATATTCAGGATCTTCACGCATAATAGTAGGGTTGTCTGTTACCTTACTTGGAACAAAAATCCTTGACTTTCCACTTTTTGGGTCTAAATAGGTTTTATTCCTCGCAGAATCCACAAATCTAGCCTTTACCCAGCCATGACCTGGACCCCCAGGGTTGGTTGTTGCAAATACTTGAGACTTTAATCCTGGAATTGTACTCCTGGCTGAAGATATTAACCTTAAATAGGACAATTCATCAGGGATCAGGGTCAATTCCTCTATGGCAATCTTTTGAAATTCTTGTCCTAGATATTTGGTCCAGGCATCTTCATTAGATAAGTGACCTGTCCAGATTTTCGCTCCTGAAGGGAACTCAAACTGGGCTGGATTACCTGAAACCTTTACATTCATATAACGATACATGAATTTAGCCCTATCAATCCAATCTTTTAGATCATCATAATTTCTTCTAATTACCAGACCTCTATATCTGGGATTCATCGTATATTTAGGGTCTACAAGCCAGACCGTCATAGCTTCTGTTTTACCTATTCAGCCGCCCCCCCTGGAACCACCAAACAAAATCTCTGACTCACTACGAGACAAGACTTCAGTCTGTGGACCAGCATGGGGCTGCCATATAACCTTCTCTTTCATATATTTTAGTTTGGTACCATAAAAGTGTTCTTGGGACCCCTATTCTGAAGGTGGGGGTGGGGGGTCT